AACAAACATATTAAATGGTAAACCTATTTGTATCGCACTCAAACCGATACCACCATATTTGTGCATAAGAGCAAACATACCATCAACAAGTTCTTGTCTACTTTTTAGACCATACTCTTCTAGCATTTCATCTTTGAAAGGTGCTACAGGTTGTCTAACTCTAGGATCCTGTGGTGGTAATAATTCGTACTGAAACGATTTAGGGTCAATGCCTTTTCTGATTTCAACAGACTTATTCTTATCTGTCATATCCTCTACGACACCTTCTTTTGCCTTATCTTCGTCTCTCATCTTTTCTAGTTTTTCTTTGATGTTAGCGTGGTCAACCCACTCACCTTCTTTTGCAACTTCAACATCACCTGCTTTAATCTGTTCTTCTGCTTGTTTCATTATATCATCTTTAAATTTTTCTTCTTCAGCAACCGTCATTCTTTGTCTGTCGCCTGTATGAACAGCAGTAGTAGGATTATCTTTTAAATCTTTAGACATTTTCTAACCTCGTAAAGTTTTGGTATTTCTCAAATTTAATTATATTTGTAAACTTGTCAAACATTATATCTCCTTTATGCGATATGATAAAGATATTTTCTTTTGTAAGTGTTTTGATAATCTTAAAGAAATCATCTGTTCCTTGACCATCTAAACTACTATCAAATATCTCATCAAGTATTAATAAGTTAGTATTGACGGAGTTCTTCATCTTCGCAATACTTCTCCAAGTGAATAGTAATGACAAGTCTATTCTCATCTTTTCACCTTCACTAAAATTATTGTAGTTAAAAGAATCCATATGTCTACTCTTAACCGTTTCTTTAAACTCTTCATCTAAATGGAAAGATATAAAGAAGTCCATTGATTGTAGATACTGATTAATAAGTGTATTCATAACTGGTATATACTTCTTAATAATCTGTGCTCTAGCACCACTATCGTCTACAATCTGTCTTAATACATCAACATATTTTTTCTCATCAATAACTTTGTCTCTATCTTCTTTTGTTTTGACTAACTCTTGTTTTAGTCTAACAATCTCTTCTTTTATATTTAGGCCTGAAGCATCCTCTACAGATAACAAGTCAATCTCGTTTTGTATTCTATCACTATGTCTTTTAAGTTCATCAACACTTGTGTTTAATTTTGCAACATTAGTTTCTATACTTCTAATAGTTTCAGATACTTTGTCTATATTTAATATCTTCTCTTCTGTATTAGTAATTTCAGTTAATAGTTTTTTATAACCTTCGTTTAACTTATCTACAGCAGCCTTCTCTTCGTTTACTTTCTCTTGTTTGAAACCAGGTTCAAGTTCTTGTGTACAAACAGGACAATTAGTATTCTCTTCAAAGAATTTAAGTGCCTTTTTATGTGTCTTTAAGTTTGTATCAATCTTACTTTCTAGTTTCTGTAATTGAAGAAATTTACTTTTAGTTTCTTCTGTGCCTTCTAGTTTTAGTTTGTTCTTTGTAATCTCTTCATTAAGACTACTGATACGCAACATATAATCTCTTTTATGTTCTTGTGCTTTCTCTATGTCTTCTTTCTTTTTAGATATAGCGTCTGTATCTCTACCTTGTAATTCATTATAATGTTTCTCTTGTAAGTCAACTTTGTTTTCAATCAAGTCTACTTGGTGTCTTAATGTAGTAATCTCTTTTGTTAAGTCTTGTTGTTTACTTCTTAATAATAAGTTCATACTTGCAAATACTTTAATATCAAGTATCTCTTCAATAACATCACGCCTATAACTTGCTCTCATCTTCATAAATGGTTCATATGAAGAAGAACCTAAAATTACAACTTGACAAAATGACCTGTAATTTAGTTTCATTATATTTTGTTCTAGGTACTTTTGATAATCTATAGAAGAGGCATCCTGATTTAATAAAATGCCGTCTTGGTATATTTCAAATATGTTAGGTTTAATACCTCTTCGTACTTTATACTTTTTAGGACCTATACTAAAATAAACTTCAACAAGTGTATCAGCATTGTTGATAGTATTTACCATCTGGTCTTTCTTAATAATTCTAAAAGGTTTATTGAAGAGAGCAAAACACAATGCGTCTAGTAGAGTTGACTTACCTGACCCATTGCTACCTATAATTAATGTTGTAGGTGCTTCTCTTAAATTTACGCTGATTGGTGTATTTCCTGTTGAAAGAAAATTCTTCCAGGTTATATTATGAAAAATTATCACTTATCTTGCACCTCATTATATAAGTCTTTAACTATTGAATTCATCTTGTGCTTATCTAGTTCAGTATCTAAACTATTAATATAATTTTGTAAGAAGGTCAAAGTATCTTCACCTTGGTCTACAATATTAATATCGGCAGTAGAATTGATATTATAACTATCTTCTATAACATTAACTTCGTGTGTATGTATCTCATTATGTAATCTGTCTATAAACTCACCAAACATATTTACATCTTGTTTTTCTTCTACTATAACTTTTACAAAACAATCTTCGTATTCAGATATATCCATATTTGCATAGTTATTCTTTTTATCGTTATATGTTATCTTCTTAAACATATTAATAGGATTAGGCACTCTTGTAAGTTCTCTAGTATCTGTATCAAATATATGAAAACCTTTAGGGCATTGATAATCTGACCAAGTAATTTCGTATTGTGTACCTAGATAGTAGATAGTACCATTATCTGATTTTCTATGATAGTGACCAGATAATACTTTGTCAAATCTTTTAAATAAGTCTATCTCTAGTCCGTGTTCTTGGAAGTGTCCTTTGTGCATTTCAAAACCTTTAACTTCAAGGTGACCCATACAAATTTGTGCTTGTGAATTTTCTATTTCGTATAGACTTTCTTCTTCATTCTCTGGACATATCCAAGGAACGAATAGTATAGGTAGACCATCAAACTCAACCGTCTTTGGTTTCTCATATATAAATGGTTCATTGATACCATCAAAAGTAGTAATCAATTGTTGCATACTATTAATAGAGTTTGTATTCTTATAATAAGTATCGTGGTTGCCAAGTATAATATGAGTATCTATTTTCATATCCCATAGTCTTTTCCAGAATTTATTTTGAAAGTTATGTGCTGTATTAAAGTTAATAAACTTTCTTCTATCAACAACATCACCTAAATGAATAAGTGTTGTTATCTTGTGTTCTTCTAGGTATGGGAAAAATATTTCGTCATAAAACCGGTTAAAATATTTGATAAATGCAGGACTATCACTTCTCGCACCGAAGTGAGTATCATTCAATAACGCTATCTTCATAATTAAAAGTTCTCTAAATTAATCTTTGCTTTTCTAGTTCTCTTTAGTTTTGCACCTTTTGGTTTCGTGGGTGCTGGTTCACTTGTTGGTTCTTGTACAGGTAAGTTCTTTTGTAAGAATTCTGTAAACTGATTTTTAAAATCTCTATCGTCTCCAGGTTGCAATGTCATATCATCATAGTTGGCATCCTGAATAAGTTTGTGTTTGATTGTTGTTTGTTTTTTCTCTTTCTGTATTCTTCTAACAAACGCATAATAGATAATTTGTGTAAAATAGGCAAAAGGATTGTTTGATTTTTCTGGATTAAAGTTACCTAGATATTGTAAACAATTCTCTATACCATCAGAAATCATATCGTCTCTAAATGTATAATTAATAAAGTTAGGTCTGTATGATAAATGGTTTGCAATCTTTAAAAAACATTCACCTATGTAATTCGTAACCGGAGGATTCTTTCGTCCTCTCGCTTCTGCTTTTTTGCATTTCTCTTTGTACTCAATCATCGCCTGAAGAAACTCTTTGTTATTTACATAGTGCTCTTTTTTGGCAGGGATTCGTACTCTTTTCTTTTTTGTTTCTGTAGTTGTCATTATGTTCTCACTATACTATATTTTGTTTCAAAGGTCAAGCACCTGTGAAAATTTCCAGTTTCTGGCATAGGCGCTTGACAGATTAAATTTCCTATGTTATTATCAGCGTGTTGCCGCTGAGAGATAGAGTCTATAGAGTAGCGTTTAGTGAATTGTACTTTTCTTTTTAACATCATTAAAGGCCTCAAATATCTCTTCATATTCGTCAAGTTCATCTTGTCTCATCATTTCTCTATCCATAAGTCTTTCAGTTCTCGGATTGTCTTCTCGTCTCATCACTTTATCGTGGTTAGTGTAGTCGTGTATCACTTGCTTGTAAGATTTAATCATTTCTTCACTAGCGTTAGTAATCGTCAATATCTTGTCTTTGGGAATTGTGACCAGTTGGTCGTTTGTGTAAGCTGCCCACTTCACTAGTGCTATATAATCTTTAACACCAATGTTAGTAATTTGTGGAACATATTTTATTTCTAATGGTTTGTCTAATGTCAGCAACGGCGATTTTTGCTGGTCTACCGTAGCAGGAATAACGCATACAATATCAGCGCCATTCATAATCTTTACGATTTTGATTGAGGTAGTTCCGTCAGGATTTCTGTCTGTTTTATCTGGCATACTTACTCCTTTAGTTCCACATTGTGAATTTCATAATCAAAGTTCTCTTCATTGTATATATTTATTCTTTCTCGGAAGTGTTGCAATGTGTAATTTTCTTTTTCTCCATATGATACATCATCTGATATATCGTATAGTGTCGCATTTACTTTGTTATCTCCTAGTCGTAAACCACGACCAATAGATTGTAGATTTCTTATCCTACTCTTACTAGGACTAGAAAAAATAATATTATGTAAGTTTCGTATATTAATACCAGTGGAAAATGTTCCATAACTGGCGATAATAATTGCGTTATCCGACTTTTCAGTAATTGCCCTAATTTGTTCTCTATCATCTGCTGATACTCCTCCAAATACAAAGAAGACTTTACGACCATCTTCTACTTTCTTTTCTATAAGTTCTTGTAATACTCTTCCGTGTTTCTCTACATATTGAAATAACAATAAAGTATTACCTTGTAGACCATTTGTCAAGTTCGTTATATATTTGTTTCTTGCTTTACTAGCACACAAGAAGTCCATTTCTTCTTGGTAGTTCTTATCCTTTAAAAAGTCTTTACTATTCTTTCCGTGTTTAAGTATTAAACAATGTATCTTAAATTCTGCTAGTTGTTTCTTTTCTATTAAATCAGTTGTACTTGCAACTCTATTTACAGCACCAAATAAACCTTCTAATACTAGTTTATGTGTCTTACTACCATCAAGTGTACCTGTCATACCTATTCTATACTTACAATTAGTCATCTTTGTCATTATACTTGTTAGGGACTGGGATTTAAATAAATGTGCTTCGTCACCAAGTATACAACCAAATTGTGCAAACCACTTTTTAGGTAGTTTGTAAATAGACTGCCAAGTAGATATGATAACTTTCTTTGTAGTATCTTTATCGTGTCCTTGATATATTCTATGTATATGTTTAGTATTATAACCATAGTCGCCAAAGTCTTTATACAATTGTTCTACTAATGATGTTGTAGGTACAATAATCAATATCTTATTTGCTTTCTTTTCTTTCAATCGTAATAGTTGAAATCGCAATATTAGATATGCAATAAGTGATTTACCACTAGCAGTTGGCGATAGTAATAAACATCTATCTTCTTGTATAGCGTGATAGAAAGCATTGAATTGATAATCTCTAATAGTTAAAGGTATGTTTAATGCTTTACAAAATTTAGCACACTCTATCTTATCTAATGGTTTACTTTGTTCTTTAATTTTAGAAACAACTTGTATATTGTTATCTTCACAAAATTTTCTAACATAAGGTAAAAGACCATAGTATATCTCACCACTTGCATACTTAAATAGTCTTATCTTTCCGTCCCAATATCTATTTCTATATTGAGGCATAAACTTATAACCAGGTACTTCAAAAGTAAAAAACTCCGATAGTTCTCTACGAATGTCGCTCTCGGCTTCAATTGAAAGATATACTTCGTCTTTCTTTTCTAATATAATATAACGATTTTCTACCATCTATTAAATAGCGCCAGAAGTAAACTTACGCCATTCAATAGCATCCTTGATTAGGAATCCACGATTTGATATTTGTTTGATTGTTTTGTCCAGAAAATCACATATAGTTTTTAAGTAGTCAACTTTTTGTTTAATCTTAATGTAATCTTCATCTGCTTCAATGTACTTATCAACATCTTGCTTTAGAATTTTTAAATTGAATGGTTTAGTTTGATAAACTGCTGGGTCTGCTTTCCCTGTGTAATATTCCCACTTATGTAATTTAATAATCCTTAACTCACTTTCTGTTTTAGTAAGTAAAAGATTAAACTTATTGTAGTGTTTCAAAAATTCATTATGTAATTGTGGTGTTTTAAGAGCTTCAATATCAAGCTCAGTATCATTGATTTTTAATTTTTTATCTGCTAATTCTTGTAATTCTTCTAATGTCATAATCTAGTATCCGTTTGTTAGATTTATATAAAGTATATACTAAATCTAGTAATTTGTCAAGCTTCTATGCTGTAAAGTTTACTTTTGGATCCTTGCCAGGTTCAGCAAAAGTATATGTCTGATATTTAAATGACACACTACTAGTCAAGTATTGTACATCACTTGCTTGTTGACTATAGTTGACACCTGTAATAGATACAGGAAATATGTCTTTAAATCTCACTTCTTTGATTGGGTTGTTCTTTGCAGATAGTATGGTAAGTGTTGCGTCTGATAATATAGGTCCTTGAGGTATTGCGCTACCTTCTCTACCAGCATTTTTATTAATGTTACCTTTGCCGGCAGTAGGAAATCTATCTCTTCCTGCGTTGACTAATACACCATAATCGTTGTGGTCTTCAGGAAAACCAAGACCTCTTAACCAACCAAATACTTCTTCATAGTTCTCTAACTTTTCGTCTACCATAAATGTAAGTACTAAATCACCAAAGTCAAGTTTTGTACCAGGTAAAGGTATATCTCTCAAAGGAGTAACCTGTGTAGCATTACTCATTTGCAAACTAGGGATATTAACTTCTGTACAAAAGTATTCAACCTTTGGAAGTTTGTTTATACTAAACTTGAATTGCGTTGGACTTGCATAGTCAAGTTGCGTTGGTTGTCGCTTAATTGAATCTGTAATAGTCATACTACTATTTATACGACCTAATAATCCCCTAGTAAAAACTAGGGGACCGATATTAGACTAGTTGTTTTGCGATTTCTTGTTCTTCTTTACTTGCATAATCTCTATCCCATTTGTCTAAATGTTTCTTCATAAACTTTCTAAACAATGGTGGTATTAATGCAATTGTAAATAGAGTGAAATATCCAACACCTGTATTAGGAGCGCCAACATCATCAAGTTCCCAGAAGTGAGTTTCCCCTCTATCGTGGTGGTCTGCTTGTCTTCCGATTTCAATAAAGAACCAAGAAGTAAACAATGTTGAATTGTCCCAATTGTGTCTGTAATCAATAGGTTGAGATTTTACTCTTATCAAACCATAATGTTCCAGATAGTTCAAAGCTTCTAATTCAAAGTTTGAAATTACCCACATTACAGCGAGACAAGTAATACCTACCCAACCACCTGCCATAAAGAAAAGTGCTACGGTAGGTACGGACATTAGATAACCTCTAATCCATCTGTTATCAAAACAGATAAAAGATTTATCTAGTCTTTGTAATCTTGCTTTCTCCATTTCAAAAAGAAACTTTGATTGACCAAGATATGAAAGTAGATAATGTCCATAGATTGTACGACCACGAGGAGCAGTCGCTGGGTCGTCTTCTGTCGCAAGTTCTAAATGATGATTATAACAATGAGCATAACAGAAATGTGCTGACCCACTTAACGCCATCATCCATCTACTAATAACAAAAGCAAAACCTTTCGTATGCGATAGTTCGTGTCCGTAGATGATACCGATACCTAAAAAGATACCAGCTGATAAGGTAGTGCCTACAAGTTCTAGTCCTGTGATACCGCTAAAAATTTTGTATGCGACAGCACATTGTAGAAATATAAACACAGGTAACATAAGATACATAACCGTGTTTTGCAACCAAGCAATACCTAGTGTTTCTCCGTTTTCATCAACGGCACCTTTCGTCTGCTTTGTGATTAATGTATCTAGTATTATTCCAACACCTAATAACGCAACGCCAGTCCACGCAAATAGACCGCCATACAATATTGATATTGCTGTTGTGATTATTAATACTGGTGCAATGAAATAACGGACATTAGTTAATAACTTTAACATAATGCCTCCTGTCCTTTCAGACATTAATTGCAAAGATAACTCGTTTATCTTATTAATATTATTTATAACATAAAGATGTTTTTGTGTCAAGCATTTGATGTATATAATAAAATCTGAATATACTAATATTATAATTTGGGCTAAAAAAAAGGCGACTTTTACATCGCCTTTTTTCGTAAGATTGTCTACTATACAATCGTTATTTGCAATTACGCAAGGTTAACGATTTGTACTTTTCTGTAGTATCTGTTAGCGTTAGCAGCACCAGCACCGTCAATTACAGCGTCTGTACTAGAAGAAGCTTCAGCAAAAGGATTTGCTTGTAAGCCGTATCTAGTTTTGAAACCGATTTTCGGTTGGAAAGTGTCCTGACCAACTGCTCTAACCATTTGTAATGGTACATAAGGGCAGTAGAACATACCAGCGTCATAAGGTGAAGTACCTTTGTAACCAACAACATAGAATTGTTTGCTAGCTTGGTTCGCTGAATATGGATCAATGTACACTTTAAATCTGCCGTTTAATACTCCAGCAAAAGTGTTTCCTGCGTCATCAACAGATAAATTGTTGTTTAATGCAGGTGTATAGTCTAAAACACCAGCCATTTGTAATGCACTAGCAACATCAGAAGAACAGATAATTATGTTACCTTTTCCTCTTCTTGTTCTTTGTGCGATAGCGTTAGCGTCTCTTTCTAATTGGAACATAAGTCCTTTAAATCTTTCAACAGACCATCTACCGTTTGAGTCAGTATCTAAATCAAAGATACCAGCAGTAGTTGTGTCAGTCTGAGCACCTTTTTCTGAATTTACATAGATAGTTCTTACAACTTCTCTATTGATTTCAGCAAGGATTTCAGCAGAAAGAATATTCGCAAGTTCAGACTCAGCGTCTAAACCGTGAATAGCTTTAAGGTCTTGTGCAAGTTCCATTGTGTACTCGGCTTTCAATGCTCTTGACTTAGCAGTTACCGTTGACTTCTCAATTGAGAATGCCATTTCAGCAAATTGCTCGTATCCAGATGTTGAACCGTCTCCTAATGCTTCTGCGTTAGCAGTAGACATTCCACCTTCAGCAGTGTATGCTCCAGGTGATGAGTCGTTAAGTACAGCAGGGTTAGTTTCTCCAGCAGAAGAAGTACCAGCTGAACCAGGAATGTTTGCTTTAGTTCCTGCAGCTGAGAATTGTGATTCTGCTTCATCAAATAATGCTTCAGTACCGTCCTGAGCTTTGTATCTGCTTCTCATTGCAAATATAAGACCAGTAGGACCGCTCATAGGTTGAACGCCAGCAATATCGTAAGCGATAAGGTTTGGCATTGCTCTTCTTACTAATGAAATCAAAATTGGATCCCAGTTAGCGATAGAAGAACCTGTTGAGTTAGTAGGCGCAGTTTCAGTCATAAACTGAGCGTCTTCTTTTAGTGCTTTCTCTTGGTTCTCAAGGATAACACTGGTAACAGCTCGTTTATAAGTATCCGTGATTTTTGGTAAATCAGGATGCTCTAATACTGGCTGCCACTTTTTTTGGTAGTTTTCAGATAAGTACATATCTTGTTCCTCTCTCCTATTATTATTTTATAGACAATTTAATGTCTTTTGTTTTACTAATAGCGGTAGTATAAGCAGCCATTGCACTAGATAAGTCTTGCGTATTGTCTACACCAGCATTATCAGCTACCGCATTATCTACTTCGCTGTCAGAATTAGCTTCTTTTTTAGCACCAAAATAACTTTCTTTGATAGTAGTTACCTTGTTTCTAAAATCTTCAGCCGTTGAAAATTCAACTTCTTCTGTAAGTTTAGCAAATTTCTCTTTAGAGACATCTGTTAAATCAGAAGCAACATCAGCTAAAATGTCAGATTTTTCAAGTAAGTTAGCCTTACTATTCAAGTCAACATTCTTCGCAATCTGTTCGTTTAGTTTTTTCTCTAACGACTCAATTTTTGAAGCTTGGTCTTCTAACACATCATATTTTTCATCAGGTACATCAATATAATGGTCTTCAAAAAGTTTTTTCAGACCGTTGATGAAGTCCTCAGCAATTTCTCCCTTGATACCTTTTTCAATAGCAAGTTCGTTTTCTTTCATCCACTCGTTTACAACATAGTTTAAGTAATTGTCAACTTTTTCAACAAGTTCAGATTTTGCTTTAGCACTTTCTTCTTCAAATTTCTTATTGTAGTCTACTTCCATTTCTTCAGCGATTTCTTTTACTTTAGATTTAATCGCAGCTTCAAAAATAGTAGCAGCTTTCGTTTTAAATTCTTCCGACAAGTCTGATTCGCCAGAGGTCAAAGCGTCAATGTGTTCTTTTACATCAACATCTTTTGCTTTCTGGTCAGCTGTTTCCTCAGATTTTTCAGATTTAGAGTCCACTTTTTCAGCTTCAGATTCTTTTTTCATCTTATAGCCTTCTTTTTTAGTTTCTTCTTTTTCTTTCTTTTTATCTAGGAATTTTTTCAGACCGTCAGGCATTTCTCCCTCGGAAATCTTCTCGCCTTCAGAATCAGTTTCTTCCTTCTTTACAGAAGGCATTGGTTCAGCAGAACCAGCGTTTTTTTGCTGTGCGTCACCTGAAACTTCTTTAACTTTTTTTGTTGCGTCTGGATTGCTATCTGTAGGTTTTACTACAGCAGCACCTAAATCTTCAGCGTCATTTTTTAACGGTGAAGTTTCAGCAGCTACGGCGTTCTTTTTAGGAGCGTCTGGAGCTGTCATTTCGGCAACTTGTTTTTCTGTCTCGGCCATATTGAAGTTCTCCTTATTTCTTTTAAAAAAAATAATTATTTTCTTGTTTTGTTATAAGATATTTATAATATTACAATCCTTTAAGGAACTTACTAAATACCTCAGCTTTCGCTTCAGCGATTTTTAGTCTTTTTGCTTCCTTAATGTATTGCTTATATTCTTCTATATCTTTTTCTTTAATCACACCATTGTCCCAAATCCACTCTTTACCTTCCATAATTCCTTCTACGAAAGCGTCAGGAGCACTTGGATCCGCCACAATGTCGGCAGCAGTAGCAAGATAGAAGTCGTTTCCGACCCTAGCTTCACCACTTCTACTTCTCTCTAATGAACCCATACCACGAGAAGAAACGCCTAATTTAGCGCCTTCATCTATAAGATTTTTTACAATCTTTCCGTAGGGTGTGTCCATTACTTTTGCTTCACCGATAAAGTTGTTGCCATCTGGATAGAGTTTTGTAATCATATGACTAACTCTCTCCAAGTTGACCGTTGGTCCATCAGGATGTCCTAATTCACCAAACGCTCTTTTCTGTTCCACAAATTCTCTATTGTATCTATTAACTTCTTGTGTTAATGTATCTTTAGGATAAACTCTTCCATTTCTGTTTTTGATTTCAGATTGTAGAAATACACCACGAATCTTATAATTCGTTTTGCCATTAGTTTCTTCTGTAATGTACTCTACATTTTCCAGAGTTTCTGTAATAAGTTTCATAGTTGTTTATCTCTCTCTTTCCTAATATTTATAATATTTTTTATCTAAATTCAACAACAATCGTGTAATTATCGTTTAAAGCAAAGTCTTTTGTTGTCAAATAGACAAATCCATTAGGACTTGTTGCATTATTAGTAATATCATTTCCCGCAGTTCTAAAGTCTAAATACCCTTGTCCAGACAATAACAATGCAGTTGTATTTTCAGTAGCGCCTCCCCAAGCAATCTCTACTGCTGATTTTCGGTTTGCAGTATTAATAGAATACCACACTTTCGCAATCTCTTTTGTTCCATCTGCTGTCATAAAATTAGAAGTAGTAGGATTAGCAATCACGGTGTTTGTTTCACCTGTGCCGTCTGAATAGTTAGTTTGTTTTACAACATACTTAACTCCTGCCGTATCTGATATAATTTGTTGTGTAACCAAATCTGCCATTTTATTTTGTCTCCGTCTCTTTCTGTACTTCTACAGCCATATTAAATTTTGACACATTAGCGTCTGTAGTAATTTCTAAAGTAGTTGAAGAGTTTAAATCTTGTTCAATTACTTTACGAGGTTCGCCTTCTTTTAAACCCCAATTACCAAACCCAGTTAAACTTAAAGAATGGTCTCCGAGTTTAAGAGTCGCTGTGCCTGTTCCTCTAATTTCATAATATACATTTGCCAGCGATACATTTTGCCCAGCAGAATATAAAGTTCCGCTTTCGTTGTCCGCACCACTAGCGTTAATTATAGCCTTTGTGGTATCGTCAACTTTTGTTGAGATACTTAATGCCATAAATTACTCCGAAAAATAAGTTGTCAAAGCAGTTTCTACATCGCTGTCACCAGCTGCAACTTCACTAATTTTAGTTTCAATTATGTTTACTAAATCTTGTGGTTGCGACCAGTCTATTGCGTCTAGTCCTGCGACTAAAGATTCTACCGCTGTTTTCATTGCAGGCGATAGAGAATTGTATCTATCGTTCTTAATGAATCCAGATGTATTACCTACAATACTTGATACCGTTAATGCCATTTTTACTCTCCTGTGTTATCAGGTGTTGCCTGATTAAATGCTTGTTGTACTTCGTCTTGTGTAGCACTTTGTGGTAAAGCATCCGCAACTTCAGGTTTACTATCACTATGCTCAGCA